TATTGGTTTATCCATTGCATCAATGGTATGCGCTATATTTAATTTAACGCATATGTTGTACAATTCAAACAAATCGTATGTTTCCATCGCTATAGTTGCATCAACATACAAATCGTTATGCTCATCCGTTTTGGCTTTGTCCGGATGTGTCAACTTAACTATATCGCGATACAATTTCTTCACCTTGTTGCGTACCGATTCATCTATTGTGTTCGGGTCAATACGTTTTTTCTTTTTGCCCTCTTGCCCTTGCGCCGAAGGCATTGGCGGTGGAGGAGACATATTTAGCGTCGCCATAAACTCATGCACCTGCTCAAGAAAAGGTACTTTCCCTTCAGCAATCAATTCCTGCTTGTACTCATCATCCAGTAGCAAATAATTGTACTCTTGCAGCAATTTCTGTATTTCGAGTTGTTTTAATTTGTCGTTCATGTATTTATATTTTGGTGATACATATTTTTCCAAACCGTTAACATATGTATAATGGTAATAATTTTAAATACTTAAATATGGCAATTTTATCTTATGGTCAGGTTGGATGGCGCTCAGCGTCCGTTGCACCCTTAGGATCATTACTTTTAGACACGTATGCTGGAGCTACGGCAGCATATTCACTACGTAAACTTAGGGCAGCATATAACGGACCAGCAATTCGTGTTAGACGTTCAACTGACGGTACTGTACTAGATGTAGGATTTAATGCTGATGGCACACTAGACACGGCATCTATATTATCGTTTATCGGGTATAATAACCAAGCACTATACTCAGAAGAATTTGACAATATATATTGGACAAAAAATATTACAACAGTTACCTCAAACCAAACAACAGCGCCAGATGGAACAATGACCGCTGATTTATTAAGTGAGGCTGGTACAACGAATAGTCATTCATTAATAAGTCCAAATAGTAGTATTCCAATTGGACATAGTTGGAATATTAGTGTATATGCTAAAAAGGGACCTGGCACTTCAGCACCTAATACATTTATGCTAGGATTCAGTGGTACTGGCGCTATACTTACACCAGCTGTTTTATTTAATATATCATCGGGTACTGTAGTAGATAGTATAAATCCAACTAATGATGCTAATTTCGGTTCATCAATTGTTGATGCTGGAAACGGTTGGTGGAGATGTTCTGTGTGGGGTACCGCAACAGTTGGGCGTAACTGCCCTTCGGTAGGTGTAATTAGATTTAATAATAATTTAAGTACAATTAGTGGAAGTAGTTATGCTGGAAATGCACAAGCAAACATGTATATTTGGGGTTACCAATTCTCAAGAGCATTTAATGATACATCGATATTAACCACAAAACCATATGTTAAAACAACTGCCACAGCTACTAATACAAATGGATTTGTAACTACATGGTATGATCAATCAGGAAATGGTAATGATTTAACTCAACAAAATTCAGCTAACCAAGCGAGAATCTGTTTTGGAGGTATTTTAGATACATTAAATAATAAACCTGCATTAGCTAGTAACACCAACTCAGCACCATTATCTCGATATACCGTAACATTCACTACAACCCCTATTACTTCCGTTTCTGTATTCCATATAGGGTCAAATGCTGGAGTTGCTTCTGGATTCTTATGGGATGGAATAGTTAGTTCCAATCGTGTGTATGCTCGTTCTTTCAACACCACATCACTACAAATTGGTAGGGCTTCCGCATTAACATTAACCGGTTATACCCAAAATATAAATACTCAAAGAATAATTAATGGTATTTACAATAATTTATCTTCTAAAGTAAGCATTAATAATGGTGCATATACTACAGGTGGTACAGGTGCATTACAAGGGATTAGTGGAATAACGTTAGGTGCTGCTTATGACCTCACACAAGGGGCTACAGCATATTACCAAGAACATGTTATCTACCCATCTGACCAATCAAGTAATGTTATTAATATTGATACTAACATAAACACATACTACTCAATCTACTAAACATGCAAGGATACACATACACAACAGAACAAGAAGCAATTGACGCTAGAGCGCAAGCAGCTACTTACGCAGGTTTCCCTAACCCAACAGGTGATACGCTATATTGGGTTGGATATAACTATTCCGAAATCGACGGATTCTACTACATTGAATACGTTGAAGGACTTGAGGCTGTACTTGGTGCACCAACCGAATTCACAGTTACATTTCCCGAATTGAATTAAATTTAATTTAAAGTTAGTTACACAACACAAATTATAGCCACCCTCACCGGTGGCTATTTTTTTTCACCCTCCACCCATATTTATACACGATATGGCAAAAGCAAGAAAACCCCGAACTAAGTCACAGCGACAAATCTCAAACGAACAAGTTGAACCGTACGTTAACCAAGAAACTGGCGAAACACTAGGCAACCCAAACCAACCAAACACGTTTGAGCAATTCACCAAAACAGAGCAATCTGGGAACGAATTTAACCGTTCGGAAAAAATATCCTTCCGTAACGATGCCACTAAGCCATTCACCGTTGGTATCCAGGACATGGACGAATCCGTTCTGTACTACTTCAACGAAGTCATTCGCCCAACTGTACAACAAAACGGACAGCGTATTGCTGTACCAGTAATATATGGTGCACCTGAACGTTGGAAATCGGCACAAAAGGACGGGTACTACAAAGACAAAAACGGCAAAATCATGGCGCCCATAATCATGTTCAAACGTGATACTGTGGAACGCAATAATTCCATCACTAACAAACTGGACGCCAACCAACCACATTTATATGCAACTTGGACCACTACATACAACTCAAAAAACACATACTCAAACTTCGATTTACTCAACAACCGTAAACCAGTTAAAACATACCAATTAATCGTCATACCTGACTACGTTAATTTATCCTATAGTTGCACTATACAAACATACTACGTTGACCAACTCAACAAAATAGTTGAGGCCATTAACTACGCATCAAATGCATATTGGGGTGACCCAGAACGATTCAAATTCAAAGCAAACATTGACTCATTTACCACATCAACCGAACTAAACGACGGGCAAGATCGTACTGTAAAGGCTACATTTACACTTAAATTGTCGGGTTACATTATCCCGGACAATATACAGAAAGAAGTATCCGCACATCGTAAATTTAACAGTAAAGCACAGGTAGTAATAAGCACTGAAACATACTATTCCGGGTCCTCGAACATTTAGTGGATTTAGCCATATTTATAATTAAAACATAAGATGGCAAAAAACCTATCGAACAACGGCATAGTTCTTAACCAAACAATTTTCCCACAACACGTATCACAGTCAGTAGACGCATTCACAGGTGCAGACGACTACGATATTACCGTATCAGGTTCATTTACCGTAACCGGTTCCACCTCAATCCAAGGCAATGTAGACGTAGATGGTTCTACCACTATGTATGGCAATGTAGTAGCACCTAATTTAACCAATACTGCACAAACCAATGTAGTAACATTTAATCCAATCAACGGGCAATTATACTACACTGCATCAAGCGCTATATCTCCAGCTACTGCATCAAATGCTGTAAGTGCATCGTATTCAGTAACGGCTTCGTATGCTGAACGTTCATTGTCCGCTTCATATGCTGTAAGTGCATCGTATGCATTAACAGCTAGCTATGTTGCAAATGCACAAACCGCTAGTTACGTTACACTGGCTCAAACCGCATCATTCATTACTGCATCTGGTGTATTTGGTCCATACGGTTCAAATAGTGTAATTTCATCATCTTATGCTGTAAGCGCATCGTATGCTATAAGTGCATCGGCGGCTGACAGCGCTATATCTGCTAGTTACTCAACGACAGCCTCATTTGCACAAAACGCCATATCCGCATCATACGCATTAAGCGCTTCACGCGCTGATTTAGCTACTACCGCATCATTCATTACCGCATCAGGTGTGTTTGGTCCGTATGGCTCAAACAGTGTTGTTTCATCATCGTATGCACTAAGCGCATCGTATTCAGTAACGGCTTCGTATGCTGCAACAGCTAGTTATGTTGCAAATGCGCAGACGGCTTCATATGTTGCAAACGCGCAAACGGCGTCATTTATCACTGCATCTGGTGTATTTGGTCCGCATGGTTCAAATAGTGTAATTTCATCTTCATACGCGTTAACCGCATCATATTTAGAGGGATACATTTCACCATTTCCATTCACTGGTTCAGCACAAATCACTGGCTCGCTTGGTGTAACTGGTAGCGCTACAATCAATGGCGATTTAGTGGTAAACGGTACGGCATCATTCAATGTATTCCACACTATATACAATTCATCGTCCATTATTTACGCATCTGGCTCAACCAAATTCGGCGATACATCAGACGACACACACCAGTTCACTGGTAGTTTACTAGTTAGCGGTAGCATAACCGCAGATTCATTCACTGGTACCGCATCATACGCTACACAAGCAGCTACGGCGTCATTCATTACACTAGCACAAACAGCTAGCTTTGTTGCGAATGCTCAGACCGCATCGTATGTACTTAATGCTGTGTCATCATCATTTGCTACTACCGCTTCATTTGCTACAACTGCATCACACGCATTAACAGCATCATTCGTTACTACGGCACAAACGGCTTCATGTATTTGGCCCATACGGTTCAAACAGTGTAATTTCATCGTCATATGCATTAACAGCGTCTCATGTAACTGGTATTGTTGCTGCGTTCCCATACACAGGATCGGCACAAATCACTGGTTCGTTAGGTGTAACTGGTAGTGTAGACATATACAAATCTGGTTCAAACGTAGTAACCATTAGTGGCTCAACTGGACCATTATTAACCGTAACAGATAGCAACTCAGGCCCATTATTAACAGTGGCAACTGGATCCACAAACATATTAGTAGTTGATTCGTCGTTAGTTACCACAATCACTGGTAGCTTAAACGTGCAAAGTGGTGTTACTGCATCATTATTTGGTACTGCATCGTGGGCGTTAAACGCAATTACTTCATCCCACATTGTACAAGCAGTATCCGCTTCATTTGCATCTACTGCATCATTTGTTCAGTTAGCACAAACAGCATCGTATGTATTAAACGCTGTATCGTCATCATTTGCTACATCTGCTTCAAGAGCAACAACCGCATCATTTGCCACTACAGCATCATTTGCTACTACAGCTAATACTGCTACCACAGCCACCAATGCCGAAAATGTTTCAGTTACCAATTTTAATGTCCCTGGGAATCCATACTATATTACATTTGTAGGTGACATAATAGGAAATTCAAACATTGTGGTTGATTCTGTTGGACTAACATATGATGCCGATAATAACATAATAAACTCAACTGCATCTGTTGCTATATCATCTTCATATGCTTTATCCTCATCCTATGCTGAAAATGCTCAAACCGCTTCATATGTACTAAACGCTGTATCTGCTTCATATGCTTTATCCTCATCGTATGCTGTAACTGCTAGTTATGCTCTTAGCACATTATCCGCATCGTATGCAGCTACATCATCACTTTCAGACCGCACAACACAAACAGACATATTAGCACTCAACAATTCCGGTTTCACAATTGAAAAAGGTATGGTTGTACGCATCACCGGCTCAAACAATGCCAGCGATATACCACGTATTACTACCGCATCATATGAAACAGATGGATTGTCAGCAAATACGTTAGGTATTGCTACACAGCAAATCACAAACGGATCGCAAGGTTTCATCATTACCGAAGGTGTATTAACTGGTATAGACACATCTAACTATATTTCAGGCCAATTGGTATTTTTGGGCGCTAGCGGTGCAATCACTGGTTCCGCACCAACAGCACCACTACACACTGTACGTTTAGGTCAAATCATCCGTCAACAATCAAACAACGGATCCATGCACGTTCGTATCGACAACGGATACGAAATTGGCGAAATGCACGACATAATTGACTCAACCACAACAACGTCATATGGTGACATGTTAGTTAAATCTGGCAGTGTGTGGATCAATTCAAAACAATTAACCGGTTCATACGGGTTAACTGGTAGCTTAACCGCAACATCATTCACTGGATCATTATTCGGTACCGCATCACATGCAACACAAGCAGCTACGGCATCATTCGTTACTACTGCACAAACAGCATCGTATGTACTTAACGCTGTATCGTCATCATTCGCATCAACTGCATCGTATGTTAACCAATTAAACCAAGCAGTACTCATTTCAGGTTCGCTAAACGCAACGGGTAGTGTAAACATATACAGATCTGGTTCATCCCCATTCATAGTTAGCGGATCAAACGGACCGTTATTCGAAGTTACGGATGCTGTATCCGGTTCACTATGGACCATATATACTGGATCGTCAGCAATATTTGACGTATCTTCAAACCGTGTAATGACGTTAAATGGTTCAGCAACAATCACTGGTAGTTTAACCGTACAAAACGGTATCACCGGTTCATTGTTCGGTACTGCATCGTGGGCATCAAATGCAATCACATCATCATTTGCATCTACCGCTTCATTCGTTACACTAGCACAAACCGCTTCATTCGTTACTACTGCGCAAACCGCTTCATATGTGCTGAATGCTGTATCGTCATCATTTGCTGCAACTGCATCATTCGTTAACCAATTAAACCAAGCTGTACTCATATCTGGTTCAATTAACGCAACAGGTAGTGTAAACATATACAAATCCGGCTCAATGGTATTAGCCGTTAGTGGATCAACCGGACCATTATTCGACATAACAGATGTAGTATCTGGTTCATTATTCACCGTATGGACTGGATCCAACCGTATACTACAAGCCAATTCAGACTACACAACTATACTTGGTGGTGCATCAGGCGCTGCTGCATTGTTCGCCACTAACAGAGCCACAGCAAATAGTGGTTCAACCACACTATACAATGTACCAACAGCATCATACGACAGTATTCATGTTGACTACAATATCCGTAGTGGTTCAACTGCAAGAGCAGGAAATATATTCGCCATTTGGAGCGGAAGTAACGTAAACCAAATCGAAACATCAGCATCATCATTCGGCGATACGTCCACATTTACATTTGGTGTATTAGTGTCGGGTAGCAATTTAGCATTAACTGGTTCCACAACCACAGACGGATGGACAGTTAAAACAATCATTCGTAGTATTTAAAAAACATATATATAAACATGGCAAAACGACTCGACAAACAGGATATAGTCTCACTAAACATAGTGAGACCATACCACAACTACACGTACATTATCTATACCAGATAGCAGTGTGGTTGTATTTAGCGGATCATTTGCACAAGGTGAAAATACTAAAGCAACCGGTTTAAAGTCACATGCTGAAGGTTACCAAACTACAGCTAGTGGTAATTATTCACATGCCGAAGGTTATCTTACATTGGCAAGTGGTGCATATTCACACGCTGAAGGTAGAGAAACACTATCAAAAGGTCACTTTTCACACGCTGAAGGTACATATTCAACAGCTAGTGGATTTGGCTCACACGCTGAAGGTGGATATTTTGATGGTAATACATATTGGAATGGTGGAATAGCATCAGGTCAAGGTTCACATGCCGAAGGTGTACGAACAATAGCATCAGGAACCGGCTCACATGTTGAAGGTTTCCTATCCACAGCTAGTGGTGCTTATTCACACGCCGAGGGTGGTTATTTATACACAGTTGGTAATACTCAATATTATGACTATTACGGCGGTAAAGCATCTGGTCCCGGTTCACACGCAGAAGGTGTACGAACATTAGCCTCTGGAACTGGTTCACACGCTGAAGGATACCAAACCTTAGCAAGTGGCAAACAATCGCATGCTGAAGGAATATACACTACATCCAGTGGTGATGGTTCCCATGCTGAAGGTAGAGATACAACCACAACTGCTTTCTATTCACATGCTGAAGGATATTCCACATTAGCAAGTAATGAAGCATCTCATGCTGAAGGTAACCAAACTACAGCAAGTGGAAAATATTCACATGCTGAAGGCACAAATACACTATCATTTGGAACTAGTTCACACGCTGAAGGTAATCAAACTACATCTAGTGGTAATTATTCACATGCTGAAGGTGATGGCACAACAACAATTGGTAATTATTCCCATGCTGAGGGAAAATTAACAACAGCCATGGGATACAATTCCCATGCTGAGGGTACCGGCTCAATATCACTAGGTGAATCATCCCATGCTGAAGGTTACCAAACTATAACTAGTGGTAGTTATTCTCATGCCGAAGGATATAGTACAATTGCTCGGGGTGACTATTCACATGCTGAAGGTACAAGCAATGTATCATTTGGTTTAGGTTCACATGCAGAAGGTGGATTAACTTTGGCAAAAGGTAATTATTCACATGCTGAAGGTTACCAAACCACATCAAGTGGTACTTATTCACATGCTGAGGGGAGAGGAACACAGGCTATTGGTGATTATTCACATGCTGAAGGTTGGGATACAATTGCCTTTGGTCTGCATTCCCACGCTGAGGGAAAGGGAACTGTAGCATCCGGTTCACATCAAACAGTAGTAGGATCATTCAACAAACATGGAAACACAACATCCCGATTTATTGTTGGTGGTGGTGGAGATGATTCTAACCGAAAAGATGCATTTATAGTAACATCAGACAACAATGTTGGTATTAATACATCTACCCCATTGGGTAAATTAACAGTAGTCGGCGCAACCAGTTACTTTACACATATAGATACGGGCACCGATAACCCTGCAGGAAGTGCCCTTGTACTTTCAGGCTCATCAACGGACTTATTGCGCATAGATGTATCTGCACCTGTTGATGTCTCATCAAACATTGGTACCCTATCATACGGTGTTAGAGGGTACAATAGCGGCCCCGTATATCAGGGGTATGGTTATTATGGAGATGCATTCATATATGCATCATCTGATACATACGGATTTAATATTATTAGTCAATATGCTCTTGGAAAACCAAGCTATATCCGCCTTTATGCTGGGCAAAATGCATCCCCGGGAGGAACACCAGATATCCACATACAAGGTTCAGGTAGTAATAGAGGATATGTGGGTATTAATAAATCAAACCCACAAACCCAACTACATGTTGACGGTACATTAACCATAGACCCACTTACCTCCGCTCCTTCATCCCCTGGTGTGGAAGGTGAAATGGTACCTGTAAACATTAGTGGTACTTGTTACCTTTATGTATTCATTGGTGGTACCTGGAAGAAAACACAACTTACATAACCCAGCAATATATTTATATCTAAAAACCACACATGGAAACAGTTACAACCAATTCAGTTATATCCACTGACGAATTACAATCACTTAGAGATATACAAAAACAAACTCGATCCCTGGTTCTTGAACTGGGGGAAATTGAGTTAATGCGAATTCAATTAGACGAAAGACACGCATCCGCTAAAATTCAATTAACCGAGTTAAGCAAACGCGAAGCCGAATTCAACCAAACGCTATACGAAAAATATGGTCAAGTAAACCTCAACCCGGAAACTGGCGAGATATTCCCATTAACTTAACATATAATTAAATATTCACATATTTATAATTAAAATTAAACCATAACCAAACATGCCAACAACTATTGTATCACCAGGGGTAGCCATTAACGTAAACGATAATTCTGCAGTAACATCCCAACCAATACAAGCGGGAGCAGCCATCATCGGACCAACAGTTAAAGGACCTGTAGGTATCCCAACCGTAGTAACTACATATAGTGAATATCAAAATAAATTTGGAGATACATTAGTAAGTGGATCTCAAACATATTCATACTTAACGTCAATTTCAGCGTATAATTACTTTAACAACGGAGGTAGTTCACTTCTAGTTACTCGCGTTGTAAGTGGCTCATTCACACCTGCTACAGCATCTATTCAAACAGCATTCGTGTTAGAAACATTATCCGAAGGCGAAATCATGAACAGTGTTAGTGCTGAAATCAGTGGTTCACTAATAAGCGGATCTGCCGATAACTACAGATGGCAAATCGCATCACCAAACACGGCATCAGGTACATTCTCGCTACTAATCAGAAAAGGGAACGATTCCGCATCAAACCCATCTATACTTGAGGCATACAACAACCTATCGCTAGATCCATTCTCACCAAACTACATTGAGAAAATCGTTGGTAACACTACCGAAAACGTATCTGAAGACAACGGTGAATATTACCTTGAATTAACTGGTAGTTACTTAAACAATTCAAAATATGTTCGTGTTAAACAAGTACTTACACCTACACCAAACTATTTAGACAACAACGGTTTAGCAAAACCACAATACACTAGTTCCATCCCTACTTTAGCTAGTGGATCATTCGGTGGTGCAACAGGTAAAAATATACCAACTGGAACCGCAGCCAAATACTACGAGGCAATTAGCGATACAAATACACAAGGTTTACCAGCATCAGCATATACACAATCAATCGCATTATTAGCAAATAAAGATTCATACCGATTCAATTTCATTACCGTTCCAGGTTTAATTGGACATAATTCATTCACTAACCACTACAACGTTATCAACACTGAATTGATACCTATGGTTACTGAACGTGGCGATACAATGGCTATAGTTGATGTAGTTGAATATGGTCAAAATTTAACCACTACAGTTAACGCAGCCGCTAATTTTGATACATCATTCGTAGCAACATATTGGCCTTGGGCTCAAACAATTGATCCAGCAACTGGGCAAAACGTATGGGTTCCTGCATCCACATTAATACCAGGTGTATATATGGCTAGTGACAGAGTTTCGTACCCATGGATAGCACCAGCTGGTACTAACAGAGGTGTTGTAACTAACGTAACTCGTGTTGAACGCGTAGTAACACAAAGCGGGAGAGACGCGCTATACGAAGCAAACGTAAACCCATTAGCAACACTACCAGGATATGGTGTAGTTGTATATGGTCAGAAAACGCTACAAAAGAAAAATACCGCATTGGATCGTGTAAACGTTAGACGTTTATTAATCGAATTAAATAACTACATTGGTCAAGTTGCACAATCATTAGTATTTGAACAAAATACAGCAAGTACACGTAATGAATTCTTGGCACAAGTAAATCCATATTTATCTACCATACAACAACAACAAGGTCTGTACGACTTTAATGTAGTAATGGACGATACGAACAACACACCAACCGTAATAGACAACAACCAATTAGTAGGACAAATTTATATCCAGCCAACTAAAACATCTGAGTTCATATTACTGGAATTCAATATCCTACCAACTGGGGTAACAATTTAGTATATCAATTCGAATTTGCATAATTAACAATATATTTATAATCAAAATCAAACAATGGGAAACTTTACAATATCTCCAGGAGTAACATTAAACGAGATAGATAATTCATATCTATCAGGTCAGCCTATCCAAGTTGGTGCCGCTATCATTGGCCCAACAGTTAAAGGACCAGTTGAGGTTCCAACTGTAGTTACATCTTATTCAGAATACAAAAACGTATTCGGTGACATCATCACTAGTGGAAGTGATGTTTATTCTTATTTCACGTCAATTGCTGCATATAATTACTTTAACTACGGTGGTCAATCATTACTAGTTGCTCGTGTTGTATCTGGTTCATATTCTGAAGCTACATCTTCTATTGTTGCAACAGGTTCTGCTACATTAAACACTGAAGGATACGCTAGTTCATCCTATGCTGGTGCTAATGCATTCGTACTTGAAACACTAAGTGAAGGCGCAGACCAAAACAACGCAACATTAGGCGTATCTGGTAGCTTAACTTTAGGCACAGCAGACAATATTCGATTTGAAATTTCATCACCAAACACAGCATCAGGTACATTTAATGTAATTGTTCGTCAAGGTAACGACACGACAAACAAGAAAGTGGTACTTGAAGCATTTAACGGTGTAAATTTAGATCCGAAATCACCAAACTACATTGCACGTGTAATTGGCGATACTAAATTAAACTACAATCCATCAACATTGCAAATGGAATTCAGTGGTTCTTACCCTAACTCATCAAAATACATTCGTGTAGCTGCAGTTAACGTAACAACACCTGACTATTTAGATACAAACGGCCAACCAAAAACAGGATACGCAGCAAAATTACCAGCAGCACAATTGGGTGTATTTGGTGGTGCTACGGGTACTATTAAAGGAGGTGCTAATTTCTACGATGCAATTAACTCATCAAATACACAAGGTTTAGTTGCAGACAACTATACAAACATGATTAATCTATTGTCAAACAAAGACGAATATAGATTCAACATATTAACTACACCAGGTTTAACTAACGACTTACACACATCAACAATATCTACAATTATCACCAACACACAAAACCGTGGAGACAATTTATATATCGTTGATTTAACTGACTACAATTCAACAGTCGGTGAAGCAGTCGCTCAAGCACAGACACGCGATAACTCATACGCAACTACTTACTGGCCATGGTGTAACATGATCGACCCAGCAACTGGAAAATACGTTTGGGTTCCTGCATCTACATTAATACCAGGTGTATACGCAAACAACGACAAAATTGCTGCTCCTTGGTTCGCACCAGCGGGTATCAACAGAGGTGGTTTAAACAACGTATCTCGCGCTCAATACAAATTGTCTCAAGCACAAAAAGACGAATTATACTTAGCTAACGTTAACCCATTAGCAACAATGCCGAAAGTTGGTGTAGTAATTTATGGACAAAAAACGCTACAAAAAGGTACATCAGCACTAGACAGAGTAAACGTTAGACGTTTATTAATCGAGTTGAAAGGATATATCGGTCAATTAGCAGACAACATCGTATTCGAACAAAACACAGAACGTACACGTTCATTGTTCTTGTCCCGTGTTAACCCATACTTAGAAAACATCCAACAAAAACAAGGTTTGTACGCATTCCGTATCGTAATGGATGACACTAATAACGGCCCAGATGTTATCGACAGAAACCAATTAGTAGGACAAATTTACATACAACCAACTAAAACAGCAGAATTTATTTCACTTGATTTCATAGTATTACCAACTGGAGCTGAATTCAGTTAAATGATTAACTTGATTTAGCTTCTTTAGGTAAAAGATTAAATTTTATGCCCTTTTGTAATATTTATAATAAAACAAAAGGGCATTTTTATGGTTATATACATTACAAAAAATTTAATAAATGGGAAGAAATACATAGGAAAAGATTCCCATAATAATCCTGAATATTTGGGTTCTGGAGCTTTGCTTTTAAAAGATATTAAAAAGTACGGTAGAGATAATTTTAAAAAAGATATTTTAGAATATTGTACTAAAGATAATTTGGGTGAACGTGAGGAATATTGGATTAACTTTTTTGATGCAGTTAAATCAAATTCATTTTACAATATAAGAAGCCAAACTTCAGGATGGTATAATAAAGATTTAAATCCCGAAAAATATGATCAAGTAGTCAAAAAGATGTCTGAGTCCCATACCGGGAAAAAATTATCCCAAGAAACTAAAGACAAAATTTCCCAAAACTCAGAAAGAAAGGAAAAACTGAGAAAAGCCAATCTAGGAAAACCTAAACCTGAGGGATTTGGTGAAATAATAAGCCAACTAAAATCCGGGATAAAATTAACCCCAGAACATTGTGAAAACATAAGGCAAGGAAAAATAGGTAAAAAACAACCACAGTCATTCCTCGATAAAAAATACAAACCCATAATACAATTAGATAAACAAAACAACATAATTCAAGAATTTAAAAGCGTACAACACGCTGCCGATAGTAATGTTAAATTTAAAGTATCCAATATACGTTGTTGTTTAAACAACACAACCAAAACAGCATATGGATTTAAATGGGAATATAAATAAGGATGAAAAAAAATGTTACCTTTCTATAATTCCATATATGTATTATCAACAAGTAAAACAAAATTAAAACTTACAAAACATGCCAATATTAAATTCAAGTGAGATCTTTTATACCGCTTTTGAGGCGAAGCAGTCAAATCGTTTCGTAATGTACATTGACGGTATACCTGCTTACCTAGTAAAAGGGGTATCTGCAATATCATTAGACCAAACACCAGTGGAATTAAACCACATTAACGTTCAACGTTTCATCAAAGGTAAAACTAAATGGAACACAATTGATTTAACTCTATATGAATCAATCACTCCATCGGGTGCACAAGCGGTAATGGAATGGATCCGTTTAGGTCACGAGTCAGTAACGGGTAGAGATGGTTACTCTGATTTCTACAAGAAAGACTTGACATTCAACGTACTTGGACCAGTAGGTGATATCGTATCGGAATGGGTTGTGAAAGGTGCATTTCCAACCAACGTTAATTTTGGCGACTATAGCTACGATGACGACGGAGTTGCAGTAAACATCAAAATGACAATTCGCCCTGATTACTGTGTATTAAACTTTTAAATATACTTCCAATTATCCCTTGGCTACCCAAGGGATTTTTTGTATATTGCATATAATTTTACCTCAAAAACACCCACATGAAACCACATACACAAGAATATATACTAAACAAGTTGCAAGAACACTATGGGTCGTACAATTATGATTTAACCAAAGTAACATACACAAATTCAAACAATGCCATTACCATAGTGTGCCCCACACATGGTGAATTTAAATTCATACCATACAAACTATTCAAAAATAATTTACCGTTATGCTCCAAATGCCGGCGAGAAACACTGGGTGGTAATGTATCGAACTTGGATGGTTTTATATACAAGTCACAAATAATCCATCCAAACAAATACACATACAATAATTCAGTATATACCAACAACTCCACCCCCATTACCATAACGTGTCATGAACATGGTGACTTCCAGTTAACACCTGAAGAGCATATATCGGCACAGCGTGGGTGTCCATCATGCGCCAAAACAAATATACGTTTAGACAAGCAGACGGTGCTGGATAGATTTAAAGAAATACACGGCGACAAATACACATATGCTGACTTTGAATATGTGAACGGACGGGAAAAAATCAACATTACCTGTACCAACAACCACACATTTAAACAAACCATATTTATTCATTTGAACGGTAGTGGATGCCCCAAATGTGTTAAACGTTCCACCACATCCGAATTCATATCAAAAGCACAATTAGCCCACCCAAACAAATACACATACAATAAAACCCAGTATGTCAGTAACACAGTGGATATAGTAATCACCTGCAAAAAACATGGTGATTTTATTACCAAACCAGCATATCATTTGCAGGGTTATGGTTGTCCCCATTGTTCCAAAACTGACCAAAACCACAAATATTTCCGTGAATTCATAAAGAAGGCGCCACTAATACACGACAACAAATACGATTACTCTAAATCCACATACAATGGTAGATTCAGTAAAACCACAATCATTTGCCCTGTACATGGTGAATTTGAGCAAACCATTGGTGACCATTTACAAGGTTGCGGATGTACTCAATGCGCGTCAGATCATTTAAACTATTCATCGTCGTACGAATACGAATTAATTGACTTCATATCGTCACACTCCACCACCAAAATCATACCTAGACACACTATGGGTAGGAAGGAAATAGATATATTTTTACCCGAATTCAATTTAGGGCTGGAGGTGAATGGGTGTTACTGGCATTCACACCTATTTAAAACACCAGACTTCCACAAACAAAAATCTGATTTTTATTCTGGTCATGGTATTAAAATATTCCACATTTGGGAACACCAGTGGACCAACCCAATCAAACAAAAAATAGTTAAGTCCATGCTACTAAACAAACTGAACTTAACCCCAAACAAAATATTTGCACGTAAATGCACTATACAATCTGTATCTAGCCGAGAATACAAAGAATTTTGCACGTTAAACCATATACAAGGACATTCACCCACACAAATTAAACTTGGACTATACCACGATGGACAATTAGTAGCATGCATGGGATTCAGTAAGCTGCGAGTAAATTTAGGAAATAAACAAACGTGTGGTAAATATGAACTAGTAAGATATTGCACCTTACTCCACACAAATATAGTTGGTGGAGCATCCAGACTACTTAAACACTTTGAAAAAACATATATACCGCAATACCTAGTGAGCTATTCAGACAATGACTATTCCAGTGGTAATTTGTACAAGTCGTTAAACTTTCAAGACGGTTCATTCACCAACATATCGTATATGTACTATGAAAACAAAACATCCACACTACGCAACAGGTACGCATATAGGAAATCCGAGCTAATCAAAATGGGATACGACCCAAAATTAACCGAATTTGAAATTACCCACCAAATGGGACTATACCGACTACATAATTCAGGTACATACAGGTGGGTTAAAACTTATTAACTTCCCTTGCCTACCTACCACACCCATTGTATATTTATACCATATATCACAATATGAAAAACCACCCTATCAAATCAATCATCCGCGAGGAAATCAAACGCATACTAAGCGAGGACTACCAAGACAAATACAAAATGTCTGGTGGATTAGTTACCAACTTAGAGTTACGTCCACAAAAAGAAATATTGTCCGACATCCGCGCAATCACCGGTATCACCATTGTATCTGAAAAGGAACTATTGCCGTACAACGAGCAAGACAAACGTAATTTCAAAGCCATACTAACCGTAAAAGTAGACGGATACCCATTCATGAAATCTGGTGGATTCAACCGCGACAAAATGGACGACATAGCAGCACAAATACGTAAAGTAGAAGGTGTTGTTAATTTCAGTATGAATTCTGAGACTGTCGCACCAATTTAATATATGTATATCCGACAAATAAAGTTATAAACAAAATAAAGTATATGAGTGAATTTAAAATCCCTACTGAAACAGTAGAGTTACCGTCCAAAGGTCTATTGTACCCTAAAGATTCAGAGTTAGCTAAAGGTGTAGTTGAAGTTAAATATATGACTGCAGCACACGAAGAACGAGGCAATTGAAAAAGCAACTAAAAACGAATTTGAGTACGTGTTACCATACACTAAAAACACAATCACATTCAAACTATTAACACACAAAGACGAACAAGACATCCAGCGCGAACTAGACGGTTTGAAAAAAATCAACAAAGACTCGTCACCAGAACTATCCACACGTTGGAAATACATCATCACTTCGGTGGAAGGTAGACGCGAAAAGAAAGACATCCGCGAGTTCGTTGACAACTACTTGATCGCTAAAGATTCACGCGCGTTACGCGAATATATTCGCGAATTACAACCGGATGTTGATTTAACATTCCACGTTGACGGTGCTGACGACAAAGTAAACATTCCTATTGGTATTAGTTTCTTCTGGCCAGATATTTAATATGAAATGGACGTTAGTAACAAAACTAGAAATCAACTAGCATTTTTCGGTCTCACACCCGAATCAGCAGCTGAAACTAAACTAGCAATATATACTCAAATACACGAGATAGTGTTTCATGGTAAAGGCGGATATGATTGGCAGACTATATACAATATGCCAATCTGGCTCCGCCGATTTACTTTCAACCAAATCAACAAATTCTACAGCGACGAAAACGATCGCGCCAATGCTCAAACACAAGGTAAC